TGAATCATTGTTGTTTACTGCTAGCGGTATAGACTTAAATGGTCCTGCGGCACCCACAGTGACCGCACCCAAGCTCATACAAAAAACCACCATGGACGATGTGACGTTCAGCACAAGCACCGGATGGAAAGTGCAAAAAGACAAACTAGAAAGCATTGTCACACGAGCACCCACACACGAACCGTATCCTTATCACAACAAGGGTGTGGCGGTGGAAACACAGTTTGAGCCAGGCAAACCAACACCTCCACCGGGTGCTACGCCTGTGCCTGCTGGCGTGGAGATCTCAGCCAAATGAGTATTTTTAGTTTTACCAATCCTGTTAATGGACAACCTTTTGAAATCAAAGGCCCGCCAAGTCTCAGCCAGGCTCAAGCCAAGGCCATATTTGACAAACAAGTCAGTGCTGGCAGTTTGGTGGGATTCAAAAAAGGTGATGTACTCAGTGCTGCCACACAGGCTGCTGATGGACTGGCCGGTGCTCAAGCACAACTGGCACAAGCAGCCAAGGGCATTGGTGGCGACTTGTCAGGAGCCATTAAAAATATACCTGGAGTTGGCGACATAGCGGCACAAGCACAATCAGTGGCCAGCAAAACACTGTCAGGAATATCATCTGTTGTGAGTAACTTGCCAGTGGCCAATGGCATCAATGTAGCAGACTTTGCCAAGCAAGGTGCGTCTCTTGTGCCCATACAGGGATTGGGTATCTCTGATGTCACGGCTGCCATGAGTTCGGCCAGCAAACTTGTGGGACAAGCATCCAGCGCAATATCAGACGCCCTCGGTGCAGGCAAATTTGGGTTTGACGCATCACAATTAGAATCTGTTGGAGTACTCAAACCAGGCACCGCAGCCACATACTTGAAGCAAGGTATTAATTCTCTGACTGACGTGTTGAAAAGTCCAGCAGTGTTTACTGGAAAAGATGGTATCAATAGTCTAGACAGTTTGTTAGGTTCAGTGCCAACTCAGGATAGTATTCAACAGCAACTTATGAGTCAAGGACTCAATGCAGTCAAGCAATTGGGCATACCCACAGACAAATTAAGCACCGCATCATTGGCCGGCCTGGCCAACGCCGCTGCCAAAAGCATACCCACTACACTGGACTGGGCCAAAGGACTACCGTTGCCAGCAGACATCAAGTCTAAATTAGACACCGCAGTAAGAGATGGAGCATTTGCAGCAGATTTTGCAAATTTTAAAATAGATGATCCCATGAAAGCAGTGATCACACCGTTGCCGGCAGTTGACACAGTGAATCGACAAACTGTGGATGCAGCCAGCAAACGCATTGTGGGCAATGACAAAGTGCCCACAGTAAAATACACTGTGTCAGATCAAATCAATGCACAAAAAGAAGCCTTTGAAATACAAAAGAAATTTGGGGAAATAAAAACAATTGATTTGTATATCAAACGAGATGTAATAGGAAGAAGTGGCAACAGTAATAATCCTTTTGCTGTGATTCTTCAACTTGAAGATCTGCTGGGCGAAATTGCATTGGCAGACAGCAAACTATTGGATCTCAAACGGCAAGCTGAACGAGTAGTTCGCATTGAGCCAGCAGCGTCTATAGTACTAACAAGCATTGACAAAGAAATCAAAGATCTGATTGGACTTAGAAAACGTATTGAAACCACCATTGAAAAACTCAAAGAATTTGCTGCGCAAAGTACCACTGCCTGACCACCATAAATATTGTCATGACCACATTTATCGGCTTCAACACCATCAATCAATTCAAAAAGTTCACGCTCACAGACTTTGATCTAATTCAGCGAGACCTGTTGAACGCCTTTAGCATTCGTCAAGGTGAACTGCCTGGGCGTCCGGGCTATGGCACTGCACTGTATGATTTTTTGTTTGAAAATCAAGTTGAACAAATTTCACAACAGATACGTGCTGAAGTGCAGAGAGTGGCAGGTGGTGATCCCAGACTCACTATCAATGACATACAAGTGTTTCCCCAGGAAAATGGCATATTGATACAACTTCAGATCACGGTTATCAACACCACTAACGCCGAAATTCTCAGCATATTCTTTGACGAACAAACTCGTAATGCCAGTTACGTATAACTACGCCGTTTTTATTATTAATAAATAAAGCACGGACGAGACAAAAATGGCAACAACCACAAGACAGACAGCAATATTTGGCGTAGAAGATTGGAAACAAATCTACCAAACTTATCGCGAAGCCGACTTTCAAAGTTACGACTTTGAAACCCTTCGTAAAAGTTTCATTGACTATTTGCGTTTGTACTATCCTGAAACATTCAATGACTACATTGAATCCAGTGAATTTATTGCCTTGCTGGATGTCATGGCTTTCATGGGCCAGGCACTGGCATTCCGTACTGACTTGAACACCAGAGAAAATTACATAGACACAGCCGAACGTAGAGATAGTGTAGTACGACTGGCCAATCTTGTAAGCTACACTGCCAAGCGTAATGCAGCAGCCGAAGGATTCCTCAAAGTATTCAACGTAACTACAACTGAAAATGTTGTGGATTACAACGGTGTAAATTTGAGCAATGTCACTATCAATTGGGCTGATCCCACCAATGTGGACTGGCAAGAACAATTCACAGCCATTATCAACGCCAGTCTTGTTGACAGTCAAAAAGTAGGTCGTCCGGGCAATCGTCAAACCATCCTGGGGGTAGACACTGCTGAATATGGTATCAATTTGGTGTCAGGATTTTTACCTGTCATTCCTTACACTGCCACAGTGGACGGCATCAACATGCCTTTTGAAGCCACGACTTCTACGTCGGTTGGAAAAGATTATGTGTACGAACCTGCTCCTGCGCCCAACACAGTGTTTAACATGCTGTTTAGAAACGATCAACTGGGGTTTCAATCAGCCAACACAGGTTACTTCTTCTTTTTCAAACAAGGCATTTTACAAAATCAAGATTTCAATTTAGCCGAACGCATTGCCAACCGCACAGTGGACATCAATGTTGAAGGTGTAAACAATGACGATCGCTGGTTGTTTCAATTGGACAACATTGGCAACATCAGCCGTGAATGGCAATTTGTTGAAAACGTGTACACTGCGGCTGAACAACGCAACAATATTTTGCAACCAATTTATTCAGTGACTTCTAGAGCCAATGACCAAATCACCATGGTGTTTGGTGATGGCGTATTCTCAGAGATTCCTGTGGGCATTTTCCGTGCCTATGTACGTGCCAGCAACGGCCTGCAATACATTATCAACCCTGAAGAAATGCAAAACGTTGTGTTGCCCATCAGTTACACTGACCGCAACGGCAACTTGCAAACAATTACATTCACTTGCGGTATCACACGTCCTGTATCAAACAGCCAGGCACGTGAACCCATTGGCGAAATCAAGCAACGTGCTCCTGCACGTTACTACACACAGAATCGTATGGTCAACGGCGAAGACTATAACCTGTTCCCTTACACACAATACAACAGTATTATCAAATCAAAAGCATTGAATCGTGCCAGCATTGGTACCAGCCGTTACCTTGATCTTGTGGACAACACAGGCAAATATTCATCAACCAACACATTTTCAAGTGATGGCGGTATATGGAGACAAAATATTTTGCCTACTATTTTGTTTTCATACACAAACCGTAACGAGATTGCAGATATTATTACCAATCAAGTACAGCCAGCCATTGACGGTGATACTGTACGACAATTTTATTATTCAAATTTTCCACGCATCACATCTACTACTCAACCCACAGGCGTCACTTGGTTAAGTGGGTATACCTGGAATCAAAGTACAACATTGGCCAATGAAACTACTGGTTATTTTAGAAATACCACTATCAGTGCGACCTGGCCAGACGGTACTCCTATTCCGGTAGGAGATACCACTACCACAATGTTTCAGTATGTGATACCAGGCAGCTTGATCAAGTTTGTGCCGCCCACCGGCTATTACTTTGATCGCAACAACAGACTGGTGCAAGGCACCCCCATGCGAGCAGATGAACGCATGGAAATTTGGGCCAGTCCACAACTCATCATAGGAGATGGATACAATGGTGGCCTGGGCAATCTAAGCACAGGTGCCGGACCGGTCACAATCAACAACTTTGTGCCCACAGGTGCTATTGTAGACACAATTATTCCGTTGTTTGTGACAGATCTACCAAATGACGTTGAACAAGCCATGGCAGAACAAATTTTGTTGTACCGTAACTTTGGTCTAGGATATGACAACAATGGTGACATAACCGGCACCCCTTATACCTGGTATATCATATACAGCACCAATCTTGATGCATATTCACAAAGCAACTCTGCGCCATGGAGTCAGCAGTATGCTGACAATACATCTGGGGCCAATCTTGATGCCAGTTGGTTGGTGCAATTTGTAGTGCAAAATCAAAACTACACTATCACATTCCGTGGACTAAGTTACAACTTTGGATCAGTACTACAAACAAGATTTTTCTTTTACGAAGATCAACTGGTATACGACAGCCGCACAGGCACAATTATCAAAGACTTTATCAATGTGTTGGCTGTGAATACACAGCCTGATTCCACAGCACCTTTACCTGGTGATATCTACACCACTATCATTGGGCAACCTGTAGAAAGTGACGGCTATGTAGACGACTTCCAGGTGTTGGTAAGTTATCGTGACTCAGACAATGATGGTGTGCCAGACAATCCGGACTTCTTTGATGAAATTGTAGGGCCTGCTACCACTTCAGGACCATTTGTGTTCTTGCAACAAACTGTGGACTTTGACAACTTGCAACGTTACTTGTTGGTTGAAGAAGGCATTGTGATATACGACTATGGTACATTGGACGAAATTGAACTGGCCAAAACTGAATGGACACCGGGGCAGGTGTTTTATGCCTATGAAGAAGATGCGTTTTATCAACTCAGCATCACCGTTACTGGTGTGCGTACTATCATTTCAGTAACTGGGTGGATTGCAAAAACTGGCCGACAAAGTTTGTATTTTCAATACCGTCACAACTCACCATTGACCAACAGAATTGACCCAGGCTCTACCAACATCATTGACTTGTATGTGGTCACATTGAGTTATTACACCGCATATCAAAATTGGTTGAGAGATACCACTGGCACCGTTACAGAGCCAGCATTGCCCACCATTGATCAGTTGTCAACTGATTACCAAGCACTGCAAGATTACAAAATGATTTCAGATAATATTGTGGTCAACTCGGTGATATTCAAGCCACTATTTGGTCCCAAAGCTGCACAAGAACTACGTGCCACTATCAAGGTCATACGTGCGCAGAACAGCACAGCCAGCACCAGCGAGATCAAGAGTTCAGTATTGGCAGAAATGAACACATATTTCAGCATTGACAAATGGAGTTTTGGCGATACTTTCTATTTCTCAGAGTTGGCGGCATACTTGCACAGACAACTAGGTACTATTATCAGTTCAGTGGTGCTGGTTCCGTTAGATCAACAAAAGAGTTTTGGTGACCTGTATGAAATTCGCAGTCAGCCTAACGAAATTTTTGCCAATGGTGCAACCATTGACAACATTGATGTAATCGAAGCATTGACCAGTACCAACTTGCGTACTGCACCAGGCAGCGGAGTAATTTAATGGCACGAACTAGATCAGTTGATTTTTTACCAGAAATTTTTAGAACTCCGGTCAACAAACAATTTTTAGCGGCCACACTTGACCAAATGGTTCAAGAGCCTAAATTTAAAAAGACACAAGGCTTTATTGGACGCACTGTGGGTCCTGGTGTGAATCCCAATGACAGTTATGTTGTTGAACCAGATCAAATTAGACAAGACTATCAACTTGAACCGGGTGTTATCAGCCTTGAACCAGATACTCAAAATGTCAAGAACGTGATAACTTATCCTGGCATGAATGATGCCATTGGATTCCAGGGTGGTGATCAGGCTCGTGCTGACCAACTATACAACAGTGAATATTATACCTGGGATCCATTTGTTGATTACGATGCTTTTATCAATTTCAGTCAGTACTTCTGGTTGCCTAGTGGACCAGAAACAGTGGACGTACGATCGCTTGGCATTCCAACCAATGATAATTTTGTGGTCACAAGAGAAAATGGGGTTTACACGTTCTCAGGACTATCTGGTAACAATCCCACAATTGATGTGGTACGAGGCGGTAGTTACACATTTCAAGTAGCGCAAAACGCCAAAGAGACTGTGAACTATCGTGTCACAAACAACAGCACCACCGCATACTTGATTGACTTCCAATCCAATCCGACCCTGACGTTGGCACGTGGCAATACCTATGTGTTCAACATCACACTCAATGGTGTATATCCTTTCTGGATCAAAACTGCCCTGAGTCTGGGCACAGGTGATGCATACAATTCGGGCGTGTTGCGAAACGGCAGCAGTTTTGGTCTTGTGACATTTGTTGTGCCACAGGATGCCCCAAACACATTGTATTATGTCAGCGAGAATCAAACCAACCTGCGAGGCACAATCAACATTGTTAACGGCACGCCTGGTACTGGACCTGGATTTTGGATTCAAACCGCCCCAGGAGTGGATGGTGTAGTACCTACCACTCCCAATCTCAGTAACCGCGGTGTTTATGGTGTGACCAACAACGGCGAAGACCTGGGCATAGTAACATTTGACGTGCCACAAAAAACTGCACAAGAATTTTACTATAATCTCACAGACGTAGGCCCAGTTGATTTGTTGACGGAATTAAAATTCAATCAAATCAACAACCAACCACTAGAACAATTTATTACAACCTATGGCGGCATTGATGGTACCACATATCTCAATGGTCGTACACTGGTGTTTACAAACAGCATTGCAGATGCTGAAGATGGCGGCTGGATTGAAACCACATTCTATGATCCGCTGCCTAGACTGGATTCATTCAACGGCGCAGTGGGCAGTTATGATTCTATTAACTTTGATCAGTCTACCGAAGTGCCATTGGCAGATCGGTATCAAATATGGCAAATCAGCACAGTAGACCGCGACGGTGTAGAATACATTAGTCTGTCAAAAATTGCTGATGTTGATATCAATGAAAAATTTACCATCAGTTATGGCAACACCTACAGCAATACCAGTTGGTATAAAAATGCTGTTGGTTACTTTCAACGCATACCTTTGTTGACAGCGTTGTTCAACGAACTGTATTATCAAGACGGAACTGATTCAGAAATTTTTGGTAAAATTCGTCTGCTGGACCAAACAGAAACCAGTACAATTTTTGTTGATCAAATTATTGGACAAAAAACTTATACCAGCCCCAATGGTGTGGCATTGACCAATGGTCTCAAAG